CCGGGGGGGGGGCGGCGGTGGGGGCTGTTACATCTATTGGATTAACCACCCTCCTAAAAAATGTCCAAATGGCGAACGTGCTTGACAAGGTGTGAGAATCTGGTAAGAGTTGGGCATGAGCAGTCCGGTTAGTTACGATTTGCATGGTGGGCTAATTGGGTGCTGCTAGTATCTTGCTCCTTTTTGCAAATTATCCAATGCCCACAGGGGCTGGAGATTGGTGTAATGATTTAGCCGGAAAACATCATCGGCGGTTTTGGCTGAAGCTAATGGGATAATATGGTCTATGTGCCATTGCCCACGATTAGCCCAGTTCATGCCATCGGAGAATTTTGATTCGATATGCCTAGCTAGTTGATCCCAGTCACAACCGATAATCACACTTGCTTGTGATGTTTTTTTGTAATTTTTGTTTCTGAATGCGCGTGAGACTAGAGACCTTGTTGCCTGAGCAAGTGAGTAAAATGGATCTGAGTGCCGCCTTTCCATTCGTCTTTTGCGCACAACCTCATTGACATGTGTTTTATTTTTTTGATAATAGTCTTTGGCGTTTTGGCGGTGCTTTTCTTTATTGTTCTCTCTCCATTGTTTGTTCGCCAGCGAACATTTTTCTGGGTTTTTCAATCTCTGCTTGCGAGCAGCTTTTTTGACAGACTCATTTTGCCTGATGGCTGAGTCAAAAGTAACCCATCTCTCTTTGCCTTGGGAATACTGCCAAAAAACCTTGCCATCGGCTCGCGTGTCCCATCTTTTATGCCTGACCAAAAAATGGTTGACATTCTCCTTGAATTCAAATACTAGTTGATTCGCTTCCTGCATGCTGTAACATGTTTGAGGTTTCCGATCCTTCGACTAATTCGTTGGATCGGGTTTATTCTAATCAAAACCAACATTTAGTCAATAAAATTATGAGCAGTCCAGTGAGCTACGATCTGATGGGGCAAGGTGGAGGCATTGTGCTTGATACTGGGGAGAGTGCTACTGGGGTTTTCCGGTGGATACAGGTGTTGAATGATGCTACTTTGGATTGCGAGACTGGGGAGACGGCAGGGAACCTTGATCAACTTGCTAGATTGGATGGGATTGTTCTGCCTGCGGGTGTTGGGATTGGTGGGCGGTTTACAAAGGTTCAGGTTACATCTGGTCTTGTAATTGCGTATTACTACTGATGAGTCAGTTTGCACAGAGTGGAAGTGCGATGGATGATGCACAATCCTCTGATGGGGATGGTGGGTTTGTGGGGGTGAATCAGCGGTTGCAGTTGAACCAGTTGGAGGTGGGGGAGGTTAGGGAGAGTCTGAATGGGAGGATGGACGGGCATTGGAAGCCTCGTAAGGGGATTGTGGCACGGACGGGCTCATTGACCAGTGGTGGGAGTCCGTTGCAGTTGCCGTTCTTTTTGATTGATTCGCCAAAGAGCATCAATAATGCTGTTCATATTGGTGATGGGGAGGTAATCGTTGGCTTTCCTGTGGCGCATGGTTTGACCGGAACGGCAATGGCTAGAATCACGGGTTTGGTAGGTGATGCTGAGATGAGTGGAGATTTTGTTTTTACTTATTTGTCTGTAAACACCTTAATTTACACTGTTCCTGGATTGACTTCGATTAGTAATACGACGGGAACATTGTCTACCACTCCAATCAATGACGCTGCTAACGTGAACGTGAGGGCTTCTTGTTTGTTCAGCGATCCTAACTTGGGTAATGCCGAGAGTGTGGTGTTGGCTTTGGATTCTAAAGCTATTCTGGTTGATCTGGATGACTACACTACGGCGGATATTAAATACCCTACGGGAAAGACGTTGGCGCAAGATTGCGATTTGATACAGGCGTTTGATCGTGTGTATCTGTTTCGAGATGGAGTGCAGGCGTTTGAGTGGTTTCCTAACGGTCGGCAGATTGAGGCGGCTAGTCAGAGTGCTTCTACTACCGTTACCATGCGGATTAAAGATCACGGGTTAAGCGTAGGGGATGAGATTGTCGTTAGCGGGTTAACGGGCGGGACTCCTGCTAACGGGACGTTTGCTGTTGCAACAATTACCGATAAAGACGTTTTTACTTATGTTTTCACGACTTCCCAAACGCAAACATTCGGAGTTACTGATGCTGTGCTAAAATCTGGGTTCACCTTAGTTCCAGCAGGTGTTTACACTCAGCCACAGGTGTTTGTTACAGTTGGAAACGATGGTTCGGTAACAAACGGGCTTGTGAGCCTGGATGTTACGGGAAACACAACTATTGTAACTGGGGATACGATTGTGATTTATGAAACGGATGTTCCTGAGTTCAGCGCAATCTCTGGTAAGTCTTTCGAGGTAGCAAGTGCTACAACTACAAACATTTCGTTTTTTGCTCCAGTAGGAGATTTAGCCAGCCTTGGCGGTGGTTTAGAGGTTGAGTTCGGCGGCAGGTTTAGCGTAGGCGGTGGATTCATCCATCAGCCAGCCCCGCCTTGGGGAGTTTACTTTCAGCGCAGGTTGTGGGTTCCGTTTTACTACACACCTGCTGGCACGTTTAGCTCGCCAACCTACACGGATAGGAAGATTACCGATGAGATAGCCATTTCGGATATTTTAGACAGCCATACGTTCGACCAGATTGCCAATCAGTTTCGCATTACGGGTGGGACGACGGATTATTTGGTGGCGATGAAGGGATTCTACGATGACGGCTTAGTTGTCTTGAATCGGAATAGCTTGCATCTGATAAGCGGGACGGCTGGAAGTCTAACCGACACGAAAGTAACGCAGTTAACCACCGAGGTTGGGTGCTTGGCGAGAAAAAGTGTTGTGATGAAAGGCAATGCCATGTTTTTCTTGTCCGATGACGGGGTTTATGCCGTCGAGTTCCTGAATGATTACAACCTTCGTGGTGCAGATGAGCCTATTTCCAAGAATATCCAGCCATACATTGACCGAATTAACAAAAATCTAGCTGCTGAGGCTGTTGCGGTGCTGTTCAACAACCGATATTACCTTGCCGTAGCGTTGGATTCTAGCGCAGGAGCCAATGATGCCCTTGGGAATAACACGATTTTGGTGTTCAACTTCCTGAATAAGGCATGGGAGTCGATTGATACCTTTGGGGCTAGTGATTTTATCATCAAAAACCTGATTATCGGCAGCGCATCGGAGCGCGATAGCATTTATGCGGTAACTTCCTTGGGTGGATTGCATGAACTGGAGGCTACTGAGAGTTCTTTGGACAACTTGGTGTCGGCAGGTGCTACAACTAACTTTCCGATTAACTCTTCTTTGACCACTAGGGGGTATGCCTTGGGCAATCTTGACCGTAAACGGTTCACCGATGGGCAGCTTACCATGCAATGCGTTGATGGTGGGCTTGGTGAGTATGCTATTTCCTTTGCGGCTGAAGACCCTGACAACAATCAGAGTATCGGAACTACAACTGACTTCCTTGGAGGCACGGTTCTAGGGACTGGTTCCGCTCCCGAAGATGAAACGGGGAACATCCGGTTTCGCCTTGGTGGGATTCGTGGCTATGTAGGAAGCCTAACCTTGACACGGACAATCGGTTCCCCTAAGATCACCTCTATTAAGGTCACTGGTTCCGTGACAAACAGACAAATCATTTCCCAATCGTAATATGCCTGGAGTCGTAGAAACAACCGATACATTTGCTACCAATCAAGTGATTACCAGCACGGCGATGAACAACATCATCGACCAGACGTTGTTCACAAGTGATGCGATAGCCAGTGGAAACACAACGCTTGCCTTGGTGGCTGGCAAGCTCAAGGTAGGAACGATTACCTCAAATGAGATGGGGACAAACGCCGTTACAGCCAACGCGATTGCGTCAAATGCAGTAACTACTGCCAAGATTCTGGATGCAAACGTAACCACAGCAAAGATTCTGGATGCAAACGTAACTACCGCCAAGATTCTTGACGCTAACGTTACAACCGCAAAGATTGCAGACGCTGCCATCACTGCTCCCAAGCTGAATGGAGCGCAGACTGGCGCGGCTCCTATTTACGGGATTAGAGCATGGGTGAACTTTGATGGAACAACGGCAGATGACATTGGCGGGACTTACTCTAGGACGCTTACAACCGTAACGGTAACTACATCTGTTGACCACGGATTGATTGTTGGACACAAAGTCTTTTTGGATTTCACATCTGGCGGAGCCGCAGATGGAGCTTTTGTTGTAACGGGGGTCACTAGTAATACTGTTTTCACTGTAACGCATGGCACGTCAGGAACAATCTTAACTGGTAATGTTACATTAAGTCGCAGGCTTATTAGAGCATCTGGCAATGTCTCAAGCGTTAGCTTGTTAGCAACTGGAAAATATGCCGTTAATTTTACAACAGCACTCCCGAATGCAAATTATGCACGATCTGGATTTGCCAACTTTACTGATGGCGATACCAAAGGATTTGTTGGAGGAACTGATGAAACAGCAACAACAGAGCAATCTTGCGACATTAACGCTTCAAGCACAGCAACTGGTAGCGAAGGCAATTTTACAGTAGTCAACGCAATGTTTGTAGGATGACCTCCCACCTAGCAACCGCCCTTACCCTTTATGAATCAAACAACATCGACCTGCAAAGCCTTATCGGTTGGCATTTGTCTTATGGCGTTGTTCTTTCAACTCCCAAGGTTTTTGCGTTGTGCTTCCACTCACACAGTAGCGAGCCTGACAAAGCAGTTGCTTTTGAGCATTCCGACACGCTTCACTTCACCATTTGTTGCGGCGATATGCTTAGTGGACTACGCCCTTTCAAAGATGATTACAAATACCTTTCTTTTCGCCGTGACTTCAAAGGGTCGGAACGGACTCGCTTGTTAAGCATGGAAAAATTTTACTCAAAACTACGATAAAATCATGGGCAGCCTATTTAGCAAACCAAAAACAGTCAAAGCTCCAAAGATGGACATTGGCAAAGATATTCAGAGATACGTTTCTGGTATGTCTGGCGCATTGCCTCAGATATTATCGCAGGAGCAACAATTCCGTCCTCAGTTCCAAGGTCTGAATCTCGGTGATATTCAATCGTTCCTTAGCGGTTCCGGTGGACAACAAGGAATCTTTGGTCTTAGCAACCAAGCCGCGCAACAAGCTGGTATGGGGCTTGGTGAGGCAAGGGGAGCGGAACTCGGTCAGATGACCGGACAAGCAGGTCTTACCCGTGGATTGATGCAAGCGTTGTCGCCGGAACAGGCTGGCGTGGTGCAAGGCTTCGATACAGAGGCACAAAGGGCATTAGCGGCATCCCAAAGAATCAGCCCAGAAGAACAGCGCGGATACCAACAGACAGCGCGTGAAGCTGCTTCTGCGGCTGGCAGGATTGGTGGAAACGCCGCTATTGCCTCCGAGGTGATGGGGCGTGAGGATGTATTCGCTCGTAAACGTGCCGAGGCAGCACAAGCAGGACAGAACGCCTACAATGTGGCAGAGAGGTTCTACACCCAGCCAGGGCTAAACCTTCTTGGTTCTACTCCATTGTCGTATCAGCAAGGGCAGCAGTTCATCAACACGGGACTTGGAGCAATTGGATCGGGAACACCTCAGTTGTTTGATACTTCCGTGGGGCTTAACCTTGGTGCGGCACAACGCGCTAACCAACTTGCGGCGGCACAAGCCAACGCACAGGCACAGGCTTCTCGTAGTGCGGGGTTCATGGGTGCGCTTGGGAGCATCGGCGGTGCGCTTTTGACTGCCCCGATGACTGGCGGGGCTTCCCTTGGCGGTCTTGCTCTTGGTAAGGCTGGATCATTATTTAAGTAAAAATCAACAATATGGCGACTTACGGAAGAGGACAGATGCTAGGTTCGGGGATCAACCCTGAGTCATTCAAGCTGGATTACAGCGGGATGGCTAATGCTGCTGCTACGCAAGCACAGGGGGTTGCAGACCTTGGGCAAAGCATAGGCAATACGATCTCGATGGTGGGTGAGGAATACAAGGAGAGGAAAAAAGAACAAGCGGAACAAAACAAACAGATCAAGTTAGCTGAGAATGTAGGAAAGCTGATTGTTCAAACCATGCCGGAATACGCCGACATGATTAACCCAAGCCTTCTTGCCATTAGCGATCAGAACATTCCGCTTGCTGACAGGGTTGTTGAAGCACTCAACATTACCGAAGGATTTAAGACTAGGCTTGACCTTGAGGGTCTAAAAAGAGAACGTGAAATGGATGCAATGAGAATGCAGAAGATGCGTATGTCAATGCAACCTAGTTCTGATACCGTTGAGGAGACGCAAATTGTATGGTAAATTTATTCAATAAATTCAAATGCCAGAAAAACCATTAACATCACTTCTGAGTCCTAATTCAAACTTGCGCTCTAAAGTTGCAAGTCTTGATTCTGCTATTGATACGCTAAGAGCAAACGGGATGGAGAGTCAGGCTAATATGCTTTACTCCAATCTTCAACAGGCAATAGCAAACAAGGACATTGATAATCTAAAGGCGTATTCAGGTCAGTTGATGGCATTGAATACCAAGAATCTTACCGTTCCTGCGGAAGCAAGAACACCCAAAGATGAAGTAGCCAGATCAATCGAGCAACTTGTTAGCGTTGCTGACAGCCGAAACATAGCAATTCCTCCAGCTATTTTGAATGACGCAGCAAATGCTTTTGTCTCTAAGGATCAAGGTGCTGTTCGTGCTTTAGCAAATAGCATTGGTAAGTTAGTAGATGCAGGAATCAAGGTTCAGACAAATGAGCAAAAAGAACAACGGCAACTTGCTGACGGAAACATTGTTCTTATCGGTTCTCAATCTGGGACTAGATACAACAATATGGGAACTCCAATTCCATTTGGGAATCAGAACGCCGAACAATTCTCCGCATTTGCAGAAAGAGCTTACTCACCAACAAGGGAGGTAGTCGCTAGTGTCCCTGGACTTGGTGACGTAATGACTACGCAAGTTGAGGGAGTGCCAGTCGTTCCAGCTACTAGTGCAGGGCAAATTGAAATTGGCGCAAACCCAGAAGCATACGCTGCTATGCAGAAATTGCCAGAGCCTGCACTTGACCCAATAGAAAGAAACACAAGAGCTAACGAGCGCGCTAGACTTCTGTATGAATCAGGAGATAGGATAGGTGCGCTTAATACCTTGAGAGCATTAAAAGCAGAAGATATTTACGGAGATATTACCGACGAGACTTTGGATTCTTATTTTGGCAAAAGCTCTGCAACTGTTCCAAGTAAAATACCACTTGGTGAAATTATCAAATAAAGATGCCTGACTTAACAAGAGATAGCCTTTCACGGGCGCGTGAGGAGGGCTACTCCGATCAAGAAATAGCATTGCATATTTCCGAAGGTCGTGACGACATTAAGAATGCAATGGAAGAAGGCTATTCCCTTGATGAGATTGCAGATTATCTTTCTGGGAAACAAGCTCCGAGGCAAGAAGAGAAGCAGGAAGAAAAGAAAGAAGAACCGAAAGACCCAAGCATAGGGCGTATTGCTGCTGGACTTGGTGCTGAGATTGTGTTGGCAGAGGGCATGAAGGCGGGGGGGGCTGCTGGGGGAGCCGCAATAGGTGCGTTAGGAGGTCCAACTGCTCCAATTACTGTTCCTGCTGGTGCTCTTATTGGGTATGTAGGAGGGGCATTAACTGGCGGAGTCTCAGGTTCTATTGCGGCACAAAAAATAGAAGGTGCAAGTGATATTGATTATGGGAGAGTAACTATTGACACTCTTTTGAATTTAATTCCTGGAAGCAAGATTGGCAAAGCTGGAGGTAAACTAGCAAAAGTTACCGGCACGATTGCCAAAAGACCGATTGCTTCTGGTGTTGCTATTGGCGGATTGGCAACTCCCGCTTACATGGCGGTTGAAGAAGCTGGCGGCAAAGAAGATTACTCGCTTAAAGACTATTTAATCGGAGCGGGAACAAGCGCAGCGTTGGGCGGTGGACTTGGCGTAGCCGAAAAAGGATTGACCGCAGGCATACGGAAAATAAGGAATAAGACTCCTGATGAGATCAATAAACTTATTGAAGCTGGCGACCCAACGACTATTGACTTAGTTGACACGCTTACTGCTGGACTTACTCCAGATGATTTGAAAATGGCTCCTGCTAATTTCAAAGGCAGCGTTAGTGAATACATAAGCAATGCAACAAAGGCAACTGCATCAAAAGTAGTTCCTACTAGAGTTATTGGATATGATGCAACGACTGCCGCAAAGAAAGCAAAGGCTTCCGTGGAAGCTGTTGAAGGAACAGCAACAAACATAGGTGGTCGAATCGACTCATACCTTGATGCAAACCCGCAATATCGGGATGATGCAATAGCGTTTCTTGATGGCGAAGATCGTCCTGACTTGCCGCCTGAACTGCTGGATCAACTTGTATTTGGCAGAAGCAAGATACGGGCAGAGCAACAAAGGATGATTGACCTGCACAACAGCGGGGAGAAGTTACTGCCAAACAACAGGGCGGAAGTAATAGAGGACAGTCTTAATCGCGGTGACTATTTGACTAGGGGCTATGAGTTTTTCCAGAATCCAAACTACACGCCATCCCCCGAAAAGTATGATGCGCTAAAACGTCGGCTAACAACTGGGCTTACCGACGAAATGAAGGACGCTCGGATGAAGGAGTTTATTGGCAACTACAAGATGCCACGCGAAGAAGCGGAAAGGATAAGGCGTTTTCACGGGATTGCACCTGGAGGTGAGGGTAAGTCAAACGCCGCATATCAAAGGGATATTAAGGCAAGTTCCACTCCTAGTAAGGATAGAATTGCAGCATTCCAAAAGAAACTTGATGAGGAGAAAATGACTGAGGAAGAAGCCAATAAATACTTGGCAGAGCTTCAGTTAAAGATGAAGGGCAATCCTACGGAGTTTTCTGCATTTATGCAGGGGAAAGGAACTCCAAATGTATTAAAGCAAAGAAAGGTTGTTTCACAAGAGCTAGAAGATTACCTTGGGCTGATTACACAACCTGGACAAAGAGTAAAGTCAACCATATCCGTTCTCAATAGGATCAACGAATACAACGAATCTGATGCTAGGATTGCAAAGTCTTTGCTTGATTCTGGCATGGCAGTAAAAGCGTCTGATCCTAATTTCCAACAGGGGCTTCAACCCTTGAAACTCAAACGTGGCGATGCAATGTTTGATGGGGAACCATTGTTTGTTGATCCTTACACTCAGAACGCAATCAACAAGGTTTACGCAGGAGGAGTAGAAGAACAATCCAACTTGCTTGCGGCTCGCTTAATGGGGGATATTTATGAGACTGCCGTATCTGGTTTGAAGTCGGCTAAAGTGCTTGGGAATCTTTCATCTTATTTGATCCAAGCCCCAAGCAACCTTGCTGCAACACTCGGTGCGGGAATGAATCCTGCCCTTGGTCTTGGTAATGCTGTGAAAATGGCACTTGGAACACTTGGTGGAACAAAGCTAGGCAGCTTGCCAGTAATTAAAAGATTCGCTAATGAAGCACCTCCAATAACTTTGCAGAAGTTTGAGGACTACAAGAAGCGCGGAATGATAACTGGCAACATTGCCTATGAGGATCTCAAGGCTGGGCTTCAAGGGAAACGCATTGGAAAGGTTCTTGAGAAAGTGACTAATGTTCCTGGTCGTGTTTACAGTTTACCCGATAACATATTTAGAGTTGTAAACTACGAGAACAATATGCACGTCTTGAAAAAGATGATGCCAACTGCTACTGATGAGCAGATCAAAGAAATGGGAGCAAGACTCACAACAAAGACTTACCCCAACTACGATTCAATAAGCCCTGAACTGAAAGCACTTTCAAGGGCTGGTGTGATGCCTCAGTTTGTTACCTATTCTCTTGAGTTTGCAAGGACTCAGTTTGAGCAAGCCAAGGCAATAAGAGACATGATGAATGGCACTTTGGTAGCAAAGCTGGGAGATGAGTTTAAGGATATTCCTGTTAATCAATCGGCAATGAAGAAAGAAGCTGCCAAAAGAGCAGTTACTATGGCTGCTGCCTATGCCGCCGCGACATACGGATTGAACCAATTTAACCGCGAGACATTCACGGAAGAAGAAGAGAGGGCTTATCGGGATACTGTTGCGGCAGAATTTGAACGGGACAAACCGCTTTTGCTTTACCGGAAAAAAGATGGGTCTATTGGCTCAGTGAATACTTCCGTTTATCTGCCACAAACCATATTGGCGAATCCCGTTATGTCGATATTAAGAGGCGAAAACGCAGAGGAAGGGACTGGCAATCTTCTAAAGGTTCTTGGCACTGAGCTTGTTGGAGAGGGTTCATTTGCTCTACAAGCTGGCACATCAATGATTTCCGGTAGGGATTTTGAAACAGGTGAATTGATTTCCAATGCCCCAAGCACGATGGGACAAGTGGCAGATAGAAGTGCAAACTTTGCCAAGGAATTTATTCCATCCACGATTACTGCATTGCAAAGACCTGATAGGACGACCCAAGAAAAAGTCACAAGACAACTTGGAATACGCGAAGAGAAAAGAACCATCCCAGAAGGTTTTGGATTTAAGGCTCGCCTTGTAAATGAGGCAGTTAAGAATATCAAATCCACCATATCAGGGCATCAATATGCATTGAAAGATGGCAGGATCACGCCGGAACAATACGAAAGTCTGGTTGCAAACGAGCAAGCTAACTACGCTGGCAATATGCAGAAAATGCTAGCTCATGTGGATAATCTCAGAACGCTTGGTGAGACCGATGAAACAATCATCCCAATGCTTAAAGATGCGAATTTCTCAAGTTCTGACACACTCAACCTGATTGATGGTAAACTTGTTCCATTTGACCCGACAAAAGAAAAAACAACATCCGAGATGCTGGATGAGATAGCTGGAAAGAATGATGCGGAAACCCGTCAAAACATTAGGGACTTCATAAAGAAAGACCCGATTGTTGGTGAGAGGATTCTGGGAGCATACAAAGACAGGATGCGAAACCAAGGAATTGTTCTTTCTCCAAAGGAAGCATTGCTTGCTGGGTTGCCAACCGATGAGAAGGTTGCAAGGCTTTTCCCAGAAATCCAATCAAGCCGCGATCCACAAGCCGCAATCAGAAGGCTTGTTAAGAAAAAGATATTGACCGAGACTGATGTATTGAACATAAGCATCAGGCAGAAGGCGCAACGAAATGAGTGACGAAAAACTAGAGAAGTTCAAAGAGAACTACTACGACGACCGCCCAGACAAAAGCGAGTGGTTCCTTGAGGTGCGCGAACGTGCCAAGTCTCTCTCCCGTAATAACGTCGAGCATTACGCTCCCCACAAGGCAGCGTTGGCGTTGTTCCTTTTATCCCAAGGCGCAAGGATAAGCGAGATTTCCAAGAAAACTGGAATGGGGCGGGACGTAATCCGTGGGTTGGAGTGGCGGCATAACGACACCCTAGAAACGAAGCGTAAGGAGTTCTCCATGCGCTACGCCATCGCTGCGCAGGAATACACCGATTTGTTGTTTGAACGCGCCACACAGCTATTTGACGACCCTGACAGCCTTGCTAAGATTTCCCCTGAGAAGCTGGCAATCACGGTTGGTATTTTGACAGACAAGGCGGCACAACTTACCGGCATGGCGACTACCGTGGTGGAGCATCGCAAGGGCGCGAGCATTGATGATGCTGCTAAAATGATTTCAGAGGCGCGAACTAGGATTGCAAATAAAATCAGAGAAAGCGCGATTGAAGCAGAAATTATTGACGAATCCAATGATCTTTGATAAAAAACAAGCGTCAACTGGATGTGCGATCCAGAAGACGCTTTAACACAAAACATAAACTACTATGAAAAGTGCTGAGAAAAATAAGTCAGAAGAATTGATTGATGTCAAGAACATATCCGATTATTTGGATTACAATTCGGAAACAGGCATTTTTGTCTGGAGGGTAAAAACAAAAACTAGCAATGCGGGTGATGTTGCAGGAAACGCAAATTGGCGTGGATATGTTTCAATATGGATTTCTGGCAAGCAGTATTACGCGCACCGATTAGCTTGGGCGTTTTGCAATGGCTCATGGCCTATTGGAGATATTGACCACATAAACGAAGACAAGTCAGACAATAGAATTGTAAATCTAAGAGTCGCAAGCCGTTCAGAAAATATGTTCAACCGTGGTTGCAATAAAAACAACACCTCTGGAATGAAGGGAGTGGTTTTCTGCAAGACAACAAATAGATGGAGGGCGCAGATGATGGTAAACAGAAAGAGCGTTAACATCGGAAGATTCAAAACAAGAGAAGCAGCGGCAAACGCTTACATGCTTAAAGCGCAAGAAATCAGGGGAGAGTTTGCAAAATGCTAAAGTGGACGGATCATCCAGTTCTTCCCGTTCCTACGGATGAAGAAATCACTCAGATGAGTGCTGAGGAATTGATGGAGTTTCATCAAATTCGTGAGGAGGCTATTCGTAATGCGGCAAGAGACCCGTTTAGATATGGATGGAAGTTTGAAAACTGGAGGAAGGTTGAAGAATACTTATCAACCAGAAACGAAGCCTTAATCAGCGGAGGAAATCGGTCGTCGAAAACGCAGGTCGGTGCTTACTTTGTGGTTAAAGCGGCTATTGAAAACCCCAATTCTGACATTTTTTGTTTCGCTCAAAACGCCGAGGTTTCTATTCGTCAACAACAAGCTGCCGTGTATGACTGGATGCCAGCCGAATTTAAGAGCAAGCAGACAAGCCAGAACACCTATCTGTCTTACTCAAGGAAAAATGGCTGGACTGACAACTCATTGATTCTTCCAAATGGCTCCCGTATTTCTTTTAAGACCTACGCAGCGTTTGCAAACAATCAAACGATTCTTGAGGGCGCAGAGCTTGGATCAAAAGAAGCAACTTGGCTAAACATTGGCGCATGGTGCGATGAGATGCTTGGTGGTCCAGAGATAATCGACACGTTAAGATTCCGATTGGCGACCAGAAACAGCAAGATGATGCTGACGTTCACACCTATCTTTGGATACACTGAACTGATAAAGCAGTATCTTGACGGAGCAAAGATTATTGAAAGTCGAGAGGCTGAACTTCTGGATAATGAGATTGTTCCGACAATTCTTGAGTGTAAAAACATCAAGGGAACTGTCCATTATTTCCACTCTCAAGATAACCCTTTTGGTGGTTACGACCGAATAAAACAAACATTGATTGGTAAACCAAGAGAGGAAATCTTGATTCGGGCTTACGGCATACCAACAAAAGCCGCAGCCACCAAGTTCCCCAAGTTCAACAAGGTGGTCAACGTGGTGGAGCCGGAGAAGATTCCGACTCGCAACGTCACAAGGTATCATATCATCGACCCCGCAGGATCAAAAAACTGGTTCATGTGCTGGATTGCCGTGGACGAGACGGGAACATTTTGGGTTTACCGCGAATGGCCTGGGGTTGACGTAGGCGACTGGGCGGAATGGCGGAATGGCAAGTGGATGCCTGGAGAGGGCGCAAAAGGGCAAGGATACGGTATCCGTGACTACATCGAGCTTATCGAGAACGTAGAGGAAGATGAAGAGATTTTTGAGAGGCTAATCGACCCGCGACTTGGGGCAGCAAAGTATCAAGTGCAGGACGGTTCATCTTCGATCATCGAGGATTTGAACGATGCGGGAATGGTTTGCATCCCTGCCCCTGGGTTGGAGATTGACGATGGGCTGCAAGCATTGATCGGGAAAATGGCATGGGATACTTCTAAGCCGTTGGATTCTGTCAATCGTCCCCACTTCTACATCAGTTCCGACTGCGAGAACATCATCCAAGGGTTGTCAGAATACACCGGAGACGGCGGATTAAAAGAGGCATGGAAGGACGTTATTGACGTTTTACGTTACGCAGCAATTTCTGGAATAGATCACGTTGACAATTCCGTCAGTTTGGTTACAACTCAGGGAGGTGGAGGCTATTAACATGAGCGCGAAGAAAGAACCGAAGAAAAGAGGACGACCCGCAAAGGTTGTGGAGCCTGTTGTAGAATTGCCGGAAACGCCCTTAAAAGCGGTGATTTTAGGAGCTTGCAACAACCCGACATGGATGCGCGGCAGGATCGACGGTTTTGGAGTAAACGTCAAAGTCCCCGCTCAAATGTCAAAACGCTTGATTGGGAAGGAAGTTAGTGTTATCCTTGTCGATTCCGACCTTGGGGACTACTACCAATACATACCATGAATCCATTGCAAGAAATAGAAGATGAGTCCCTTGTTTACGTGGACAAGGAGCCAGATATTATGGCGTTGGCTAATGCTTACGACACCTGTTTGATTGATCTGGATTACTACTTTGAGTCCTGTTTGCGGTCTTACAATGATCGACGG